CCTATAGTTCCCTATGGTTACCTATGTGTAGTTAGACTATAGATACCTATAAATACTATGAATTATGTCTTATGTGTATAAGAATAAGAATCCATAGGTGCCTATGGTCCCCTATGGTCCCCTATGGGTTTTGGACGGCTGACGCCGGCACCTAAAGACCAACAGCCAGACACCCCATAGACACCCTTGTGCAACTTTTGGGTACCTCTATTAACCAGGTGTGCGTCGTAGGTGGGATGGGGCGGATAAAGGGCGACTATTTTGACCCAAAGGACGTGAATGGGAGCTGGGGTGGATCGGGGGTGGAGCGGGGTGAGAATTTTGACCCAAAAATGTGAATGGAAGCGTGGGGAATTGGGGTGACTATTTTGACCCAAAAATGTGAATGGGTTACGCATACCCTGCGGGGGCCGGACACCCCCCTGGGGGCCCCTCGCGGGGCTCTAAGCGGGGCCAGGGGGCCTGCTGTGTCCAACCTGCCCCTGCTGTGTCCAGTGGGGCTCTGGACAGCCAGTGATACCAAGGGGTTTCGGGCCTTGCGTACCTGCTTGGGTCACAGGTACGCAAGGGATGGACACGGGGCAGCAGGGGGTCGGGCTGGCCGGGGGCTGGTGGATCCACGGTTACCCGATGGGGTATGGGGTGGATACAGGAAGATTTGCCCGACCACACAAACCGCTCACCTCCACAAACCCCAGTTTCCCCACCGCCAAACGGGACTGTGAAGAGTTACAACAGGCCGCCACCGATGGGGGCAGGGGTCGGCAATGATGCGCGAGCAACCGGGCCGAAGGTCCAGCAGTTGCCATTTCCGTTTCCCCATCCCATGAACACCAACACCCGCTCAGCCCTTGTTTCCGTGACAGCTGCCAGCACCAAGGCCGACATTATCGACGCCGCTTCCGAGCTCGTCGCCATCCAGGCCGACACCATCACCGACCTACAGGACCGCCAACTGGTGCTCTGGGCCCTGGTGGGCGTCCTGTCGGTCCTACTGCTCCTAGGTGCCCACTAGGCACCGACCTTGGGCCCTACGGGGCCCCATCCATCCATCCATCCATCCGAACCGCGACCAATGGAAACCAACACCGCCCCGATCCCCACCGTGTCCAGCATCGAGGCAGGCCTAACCCTGCTCACGTCGTCCCTTGTGCTGGCCACCCGCGCCAACGGCGCCGAGTACCGGATGCTTCGGGAAGACTGTCCCGTGCACGACGACCTGGCCGACATCGTCCGGGCTGCCCACAACGGCGAGCTGCCCAACGACTGGCGCTATGGCATGACCTACACCCTGGCCCATGCCTTCCTGGAGTACTCCCAGCCCAACCCCACGCCCTGGACCCTGGAAGATTTCCAGGACGTGGTCGGCGAAGTGGCCGAACTGCACGCGGAGTACTCCTACTCCCGGGCCCTGGCCTGGCTGGCCGACAACGTGAACCGGTGCCACTTTGACGACGTCGAGACCTACGCCAGCGACTGCGGCGGCGACGACCTAGGACAGCTGGCGATCCGCCGCCAGTTGGAGGAAGTCACCCTCATGGCACACGCCATCCTGCAGGGCCTCGACGCCTTGGTGGCGGCATGAACCGGGCCCTCCTTGCCGTCTGCCTGGTCTGGCTGGTGTCCCTGGCCGTATGGCTAGGGGCCCTGGCCCAACTCAGCGCGCCGCGCCACGCCAGCGTCCCCGATCGCTCCACCCTGACCCAATACCCCGGACCCTGAACCATGCTCACACTTCATCGCATCCTCACCGCCCCGCAGCGGGCCGCAGCCCTGGCCGCCGTCGACACGTACCGCGGCACCGATTTCATGGGGTGGCGAGCCGAGTCCGAGTCGGCGCTTAGGACTCCAGGCCTGGTGCTGCACAACAGCCAAGCCCTGCGCTCCCTGTTCTCTGACCTAGGCGGGCTGGCCAACCTATGCGAACGCAACGACGGCCACCGGCTTAGCAATAGGCCGACCTTGGCCGCCGAGTGCAGAGGTGCCCAGGCTGCGATTGCCGCGGCCTACGGGGCCCCGTTTGATCGGCACGCCTGACGCCAGCACGGAGGGGGCCCCGGCCCCTTCTCTGCTGCCCTCACCGGCAGCGCCCATCCACACCAAACCACGACCCATGAACACCCAACCACGCGCCACCCGCCCCGAACTCTGGGGCCCACTGACCACCACCGATCTACTGCGCCGGCTCCAGTGTGAATACAACTGGGCCTGTGGCGAGGCTGCCCGGGCCGGCCATCACCCCTCACCCGCGGCGCTCATTGCATGGGAGGGACTGCGCCCCCAGTACGGCGGACCCCTTAACCCAGCCCGCTTGCCGTTCCATGCTCGGGCGATCACACGGGAGGTTCAGACCCGCACCTGGCACGCGTAACCGCCAGCCCTTGGGGCCCAACCACTGGGCCCCGCCCCATCCCATTGCCCCATCCCTCACTCATGCCAACCGACATCGAGCTAGCCGCCGCGTACCGGGCCTGGTGGTTTGACTCCTACAAACACCCGCCCAACGCCGCAGCCGTGGCCACCGCTACCCACTGGGCCCGCCACGTGCTTGCCACGTACGGGGCGAACCAATGGAAGACCCGGACCGACCCGTGATCCAGCCCGACTCCAATGCGTTGGCCCGGCTCCGCTCCGACCTGCTCGACGCCATGTGGAGCTCGTTCCCGACTGCCCTAAGCATTGGGCAACTGCGCTCCCATGCGTTGGCCACACGTTCCATCGAGGACGAGATCACGTTCGACGCAACGCTCAAGGCACAACTCAAGGCGTTGGCCCAGAGCAAGTTGGTTCGGATCACCCAGGCCCGGTACCTGCTCACTGACGCCGGTCGTCGAGACCGGCAACAGGCGGCCAGGTTTCTTGGCAACAGACACAACCCACCACCAGAGGCAGCATGACCAGCGACGACACGGACACGACCCAAGCCCTGCTCGACCAACGAGCCAAGACCCACGGCAACTACATGCTGCACGCTGAGATCACCCAGGATCTCAAGAGCACCATGCGCCATCACATCTCAGACTTGACCTTGGGTCTCGACGACGACATGCAGGAGACCTTGGACATGATCGCCCACAAGATCGGACGCATCATCGCGGGTAACCCCAGCGTCATCGACCACTGGGCAGACATCGCCGGGTACGCACAGCTTGTAGCCAACAGATTGAAGGTCGACGGCAATGGCATTTAACAAGAGCAACTACATGCTGCAACAACAAGAACTACGGGAAGCCGTGGTTGGTTTAGGTTTAACCCGGACCGAGGACCCCGGGTCCAAGCTGTATCGGGGCACCGTTAGTTTTGGATCAGCTCGGCCCATGACTGAGCTGATCCGTGCTACATCCAAGGCTGAGGCCATCAAGTTTGCGACCAATCGTTACCCAACTGCAACCAACATTGAGATCCAAGATGACAAACCCCGCCGCTAATCTACCCGCTGGTGTGTACCCGATTTCCACACCACCCGCCAAGCTCGACGCCAACAACAAGGGCGACGTGTTGTGGTTCGCGCCTGAGCACGGCTGGTACAAGGGCTGGTTCGCCCTTAAGCATTGGAAAGGGACCAGCCATTGGGCAAGGGTTCCTGATGAACCGCAGGTGCCAACTGTCACCGACGTCGTGGCTGAACGTGACGCCGCCTTTAAGCGTTGGCTGGACCAGTTCCCTACCCAGCTGGACCCCACTGCTGTGGCCTTGTTGAGATCTGGGTTTGATGGTGGTTACACCTACCGTGGCCAGCCTTAGCGATCAGCTAGCACTGGAGCGGGAGATGTTGCAGATCGGGGCCGACACCTTTTCATCTCGCATGGTGCGTAATCGTGCGCACAAGATGGAGAGCCTGTCGAAACACGGTGATCTGATTGCTGCTGCTGGTGTTGACAAGATCGTCGCTGACCTGCGTCGGCACCGCAACAACATGCGCGACGGCAAGGCTGGCCGCGGCTATGCACACATGGGGCCCCTGCTGCAGCTGTCACCACACAAGGTGGCAGCAGTGGCGATGCGGGTGACGCTGGATCAACTGAGCCAGGTACCTAAGCACCATGCGTTGGCCATGATCTTGGCTGATCGGCTGTGGCTGGAGACCATGCTGGCCCGTGCGTCCGAGTACGAGCTGAAGGTCCACAACAAGCAGCGCAGTGGGTTCGAGCACAAGAAGGCGGACGCCATGCGCATGAAGAACTCAGAGATCTGGACGCCACAAGAGCGGCTCAGCGTCGGTGTGTTCCTCATCCACCTGGTTGAACTGCACACCGGGTTGATCCAGGTCTGTGTTGAGCGTGGCCCTATGCGCAGCATCAAGACCGTGCGTGCGACCCAGGCTGCACTGGACTGGGTGCGTAACGCCGAGGACCAGCAGCGCCTGCTCTGTCCCTTTGCGTTGCCGACCATCGTCCCACCTCGGGACTGGTCAGACCCGATGACCGGTGGGTACTGGACCGAGGGCTTGCCCGGCAACGTGTTGATTAAGCACAATGCCGAGCTGGTTGCAGCCCAGGCCACAGCTGACGAGACTTTCATGGTGGCCGCCAACCTGCAGCAAACCGTTGGCTGGAAGGTCAACCGCTGGATGCTGGAGCAGGTCAGCTATGCGTGGGACAAGGGGCTGCGGATCGGCAGCTTGATGTCCCGCCTGCCACATGAGATCCCGCCGTACCCCAAGCACTTGGCCGACGACGACCCAGGTGTATTGGAGTGGAAGATGGTGGCCCGCACCTTGCATCAACGCAATGACCGGGAGAACTCCAAGCGCATGGTGACCGCCAAGCAGCTATGGGTTGCACGTCGCATGGCACGGGAACAGGTGTTGTATTTCCCGGTGCAGTTGGACTTCCGGGGTCGGTACTACTACCGGCCTGGGTACATGCAGCCCCAAGCGAACGACGTGGGTCGGTCGTTGCTGGTGTTCGCCAATGGGACGCCGATCACAAGCGACGCTGAGGCTGATTGGTTGCGCATCCATGGGGCCAACACCTATGGGCACAGCAAGCTGAGCTGGGCCAGCCGGATCGCCTGGGTGCATGAGCACCAGGAGCAGATTGAAGCAGTGGGTGTGGAGCCTTGGAACCACCAAGAGTTTTGGGCCAGCGCCAAGGACCCGTGGCAATTCCTTGCGTTCTGCCGGGCGTATCAACAGTTCAGCGCCCACGGGTACGGCTGGGTGTGCGACCAGCCAGTGGTGCTGGATTGCACGTGCTCAGGGATCCAGCACTATGCGGCGCTGCTTCGGTCCGAGGACATGGCAGCCCTTGTGAACCTGACCAGCAGCGACACCCCGCAGGACATCTACCGCACCGTGCTGGACCATGTGCTGGCTGAGCTACGGACCGATGCCGCGGCCGGTAATAGCCATGCCGCCAAGTGGTTGCAGCTGTCGCCTGATCGCACCTTGGCCAAGCCGGTGGTGATGACCTTGCCGTACTCAGCGACCAGGCTCACCGTCGTGGACCAGTGCTGCGCTTGGGCCCGGGAGCGGGCAATGGATACGGTCGGCCGTGACTCCTGGCCGTTCAAGCGTGGGGCCATGGTCAGCCACCACTACATGGCCACGATCCTGTACCGGCACACGTCGAACCACATCGGCCCAGCGAAAGCAGCGATGACGTGGTTCAAGAAGGTCGGCCATGCAGCAGGCAAGCTCGGGCTGGCGCTGCAGTGGCACAGCCCATCAGGCCTGCTGGTGTCCCAGGAGTACTGGGATTACACGGGTGTCCGAATCCGCCTGTACCACATGTCGTCGGTACCCATGGAACTGATGACCCACCATCAACCGACCGAGCTCAACCCCAAACGGATGGCCAACGGGCTCAGCCCCAACGTCATCCATAGCCTTGACGCCAGCCACATGGCAGCCGTCACGATCGAGGCGTTCGCAGCTGGTGTCCGCAATCTCGGCGGCATCCATGACTGCTTCGCTACGACGCCAGCAGAGATGGCCACACTGCGGACCTGCATCCGTAGTACCTTTGCTGGCATGTACGCACGGGACTGGTTCACGCCCATCGCTGATGAGCTTGTGGCCCAGCTACCCAAAGCAGTACAGGCCAAGATCCCGCCACGCCCAGTGCTGGGTGGGTTCAACCCCCAACTTGTAAACAACGCCGACTACTTCGTCTCATGAACAACGTTCAGTACGTGGAAAAGCTGAAGCTCACGACGCCCAAGGCGACATTCAAGTACCCCAAGCTCATCGAAGCCGAGACCAAGTTCAACCCCGAGGGTGTGTACAAAGTCACTGCCATCATCCCGGCGGCTGACGCCGGCGACATGGCGGACCAGCTTGATGCGTTGCTTGAAGCCCACAAAGCCAGCCTCAAGGCGCAGTCCCCGACCACCAAGTACAAGCTGGTGGACCCGAGCTTCGGGTTCGAGGAGGTGGACGGTGAGCCAGCCTTCGTCATCACCGCCAAGATGAAAGCCAAGGGGGTGAGCCGTGACGGTCGTTCCTGGTCTGCTGCCCCTGCGCTGTTCGATGCCAAGGGTGGTGCCGTCAAGGACCGTGAGTCCCTGCGTGGCATGT